ACCAAATCTAACTTGGTTAAGCATAATGCGTGATTCAATACTAGGTGTCTCTATTCCTAGATCGAAAAAGTACTTAAGGTGTCCATTAACAAAATCTTTATTACTTACACAGTTAACTGAAGCGAGAATATTTCCAAAATTCTTAAGGATGTACGTATTGAAGTCAGTTGTAGTAATCAACCTGTATTGTGTTTTGAACGTATTAAGTGCATTTGTGCGGATACTATCTACACTCTCGATATCTTGAAAGTCGGTTGATTTATTTGAATTGTTGAAATTAAGATAACCTACTTGTTGAGTTGTGATTGGGTTCAAATTAGTAGGCATTGTATCTGCAATAATAGTATTATATCTCTGTGAGTTGTAGAATAGTAAAGGTACTCCATTTAAAGCACCAACATCTACAGCACCAGTAACACCATCACTCTGTAGGTAGTAGATCGTAACTTCATCACCAGCGCTAAGTTGTTTACCGTGGACATTATCTCCAAATTTAACTTCATACCTACCGCGTTCATTTAATCTAATTTCATATGTAAGTGAATCACCAGATTGTAGAAATAGCGATTCTGTAGATGTATACTTGGTAAATTTAGGAGCCGCCTTTGTATTATCTCTTACATAGACATTAATATTAAAGTGATCTAAATACACATTATTGCTTCCATTTGCAATAGCTATGGAGAGTTGTTCAAACGGATCACCAGTCGCAATATAAGTTGGATACTCAACAAATGTACCTTGGTAGAGTAAATTTTGATTTGATATTTCAGATAATGTTTCAATACCGTTAGTTACCTTTGTAAATGTAATATCAGAATCGAAAGAGTATTTTATACCATTGATTGTGAAATACGAGTAGCGTGGGATCGTATATGACCCTGCTGCTAGAGAATCAGTTCCAATGCACTGAAAAGTTAAAGTTGGAGTCTGGTAACCAATTGGATTGTAGTTAAGAGCTTTGACAATTTTGTTTATGTTCTCGTATAGAGTAGCTTGTGTATATTGACTTTCAGAACTCGTTTGATTCAAGTAAAACATTAACACATGATACGAGTAAGCAATAATTTCTATAATGGTTGAAATATTGCTACCGGTATAATTCTGATCTGTAAAGACACCTTGTTGATTAAGACGCTGTACAATTAGATCTCGCATGCCGGTTGCGTCGAATGCGGCGTATCCGTTTTGCGGTATACTAAAATCTACTGTATTAGTTGCCATATTATTGTATAAATTGGAAGCCAGAATTACTTAATATACCTGGCAACGTTAGAGATGAATTCTGAAGATTGTTAAGAGATACGACTAATGTTATCTCATACGTGTAATTATCTGCATCTGTTACAACAGCAATTTGCTGAACAGTGACGCGTGGTTCCCACATAACAATACTCGACTTAATTTCGTTACCAATTAGTAAAGCATTTTGTGGAGTCACTGGTAGAAACAAATATTTTTTCAGATTCAATCCAAAATTCGGTGTCAATACTCGTTCACCGTTGTTTGTGTTAAATAAATTGGACAAGGATGTCTTAATAGCTGTCGCATCGTATATTGCGACTAAATCTCTATTTTGAGGACTCTTAAACAGTTCATTTGATTTGAGATTACCAGTTTCAAGATCTAAAAAGATATCTTTATACGTGTAACCACCAACGACTTCACTAGAAGCTATATCACCGGTCGCGTAGTTAGTCGGACTTAACGCAGTTATCTTTAATGATGCCATTTCAATTATTTATGTGATTAAATTCCTGTCAAAACAATAAATAATTTAGTGAATCGCAAATTTACAAAACTATTTGAGTCCTATCTCGGCCGCTATACCGGTGGTGGTTTACTCCTCGGCGACATTGTATCCTTTAAAGCAGGTGCAGTAAACCATCCGTATATTAAAGGTAACGAAGCAATGAAAGCCAAAATTCAAGAATTGCTTGCTAGTGATCTAAATTTAAGAGTAATCTCTATTAAAAATAGGACACCGATGCCTTTTAGTGGTGATTTTGATCAAAATATTTCAGGTAGCAATACTGAGATAGTTATCGCGCAAGAGATAGCCCCTTCAAGGTATTGGAATTATATTGCCGTTCCTCGTGAAGTTCTAGAAGCTAAATCATGCTATCCTAACTTACCTCCAATTCCAGATAGTTGGAAATACAAAGCAAAGGTTAACATTAAACCAGAACTTGTTAAGCAAGCTGAAGAGAATGAAGAGGCAGTTGCAAAGAGTGGTCCAGATCCAATGCTTAAGAATGATGATACCTCGATAACAGATAAAGAATTTTCTATCAGTAATCAAACTGGTAAGTCAACTGTTGGTACTAAGAATGTTGCTGGTGATAGGGAACTAGAAAATAAGAATACAAAGATTCCAAGCTCGCCTGCGGATGGTCACCTAGACCCTGCTTCGTATACTGCCAACTACATGCCAAAGACGGTTATTGACTATACAAAAGTCAAGCATTAATTAGAGCAATACAGCAAGCATAGGTATTGATCTCTTGATCAACTACAAATGCAGATCGATATAAGTGCTCAGCAATAGTGAGTAGATAAATCTTCTTTTTATTAGTATCCTGTTCATTCTTATCCACATGATTGAACAGATTTCTTAACAGCGTCACGTAATCTGAATGTATCTGTGATTCGCTAGAGATTATAAACTTTCTTATTTCATTAATCTTCTTTTGTGTAATGAACTGATACACTGTAGAAATGAATGTATCTTGATGGCTATCTGGAATGTTTATTACCTTATTAGATGCAGAGTATTTCCAGAGATCATTTAAGCATTTACGAATGTCTGGGTAGTTATTTCTAACCAGCTGTGCAAACTTTAACTGTTGATCAACAGGTAGAGTTATACCTTCACTCTTCAATACCGTTAAGCAACGCTTCATTACTGCTTCGAGTGGTGGTGTTAGATCAAGTGATATACACCGACTTACAATTGGCTCAACAATTTTATACTTGTAGTTACCTGTAAGGATAAACCGAGCATACCCTGCGTACTCTTCCATTACATTGCGTAATGCTCGTTGCGCATCTCCAGATAGAGCATCTGCTTCGTCAAGGATGATTGTCTTGAGTTTACCATCTAAGCTTTTTGTCAAGGCAAAGTTGATAACTTTGTTGCGAATAGTATCAATTCCATTTTCATCGCTTGCGTTAATGTAGAGATATTGGCACTGTAAGATCTCATTTACGATAATCTTTGCAAGAGACGTCTTACCAATACCTGGTGGACCTACAAATAAGAGGTGATTAATTTCCGATTGAGTTCGAAACTGTTCAATGAGTTTACGATTATCTTCCGTTAAGATAATATCTTCGAGCTTCGAAGGTCGATACCGCTCAGGGAATAAATTCTCAAACATATTAGCGTCCAGTAGAACCAAACCCACCTTCACCGCGAACTGATGCTTTTGCTTCGGTACCCCACTTGAGCTTCATGATAAGGTTGTAGTAGAAAGCAATTTGTGCTACCTTATCGCCCTTATTAAACCGATAATTTTCATCACTAAGATTGTATATCTTAGTACCCATATCACCGCGATATCCGTTATCAATTACACCTGGGTGAGGAATCAAACCATGCTTAAAGCTGAGACCAGATTTCGCCTCAACTCTAAACCAGTAACCTTCAGGTATAAAGCCAACTTTAATACCAATTGGAACAACTGCGCTACCTCTTGCAGGTATGAGAGTATCCTCAACGCAATATAAATCATACGCGGTATCTGAGTCGTGATCCGGTGCTTTACTCGGTAAGATAGCATCAGGGTGTACTTTTATAAATTCAACTTCGGGCATGTAATTAAGATCTTCCATATGATTAATTGTATATGAAAGTATATTTTTATCAACGTTTTTCTAAATAATAATATGAATTCGTTGTCCGCAACCACAATAACAGAAGTTGACTCTTTAATTGATCAATTAAAGAAATCTACTGAAGCTGCTAAACATACTCGAACTGACACCGATCCTTTAAAGAAAGAAGAAGTAGAGAAGTTTGTAATTGAACAAGCAGGTGAGTTAGTAAAAGAAAGCTTAGATATGATTCGGAACATTAAGGATACTATCATATCAGCACCAAATGGGCGAGATGTTGAAGCATTAGCTGGACTCATTACCGCAGCGTCGTCCGCAATTGAAACACTTAATAAACAAGTGATAACTGATAGAAAAACAGAAGCATTTTACAAGGGGAAAGAAATGGACGCAAAGAATCGTAAAGCTAATCTTATAGATGAAACGCAGGCAAAAATATTGTTAACTCGTGAGCAAATGGTTAAAGAGTTAGCAACTCAAACTTTAGCTCAACTCGAGGCACCAGGAGCAGATAAAGTAATTGATGTCGAGTCTGAACCTACTTCTTATTCCCAGGATTGCAAGTAAAACATGTCTTGGCAAAATCTTTAAAGATTTGTGCAAGGTTCGGTGGTTTAGGCAGTGCAGCAACTAAACCTTTCAGCGTTGATTCCAACTTAGCAGCTAATGCGGTAAAGGCATTCTTAAAGCTGAAATTCTTAATTGCATCTGGTAATGTTGGTAATTTAAATTTACCAGCACCTTTAAGAGATAGATCTGATGCGCGACAGACTAAATCGCGCAATGCTCCTACAGCTCCATATGGAGATGGATCAGAATATGCATAGGTATCACGTGAAAATTCAGGTGTTGATGCAGGAGTTTTGCTTGCAACTGGATTAGATGTCGACGCAATATCTGTAGATGAAGATGCCTTCTTAGTCTGTTCTGCTGTTTGAATAGTTTCTGTTGCTTTTTGTTCAGTAGTAGAAGATGTTGCAACAGGTATTGGTACTTCTGGAGCTTTAACTGTTGAAGGTTTATTTACTGCAGTGCTATTTACTGGAACAGGGTTAACTGATTTAGTAGTAGCTGGTACTTGAACAAATGTATTATTTGCTGCTGTATTGCTTGTTACCTTAGCAGGTGGTGCAAAGAGAACTTGTTTTAATGTAATGTCTTTACGTGCAGCGTTTATTTTCTTTCCTAACAAATCGAGTTCTACATCTACCCCTTCTATATTTTCTGTATATTTTAAACGAGGTAGCTCTTGTAAGTTGTAAGTGGTATCACGTAAGTTGTATCCGGAAAAATCATTCAAGTTGCAGTAATATGCTACAACTTTGAATAGTTGATCAAAATCAGCATTAAGTTTTGTAACTAATACTGGTACAATACTGCGCATTCTAAGATATGCATTAAAATCAGTGATCAGATTAGAGCCATGAGCTTCATTGCTAGTTGCCCATACAACTTGTACATTAATAAGATTGTTTCGGTATAGTGAGGTGGAGTTCTTATATAATGAGGTAGCAATATTTTTTGAATTCGGTGATAGTTTGTTTACAAGACTAGTCGGACATATCTGCACAGTCGAGTATATGCTACTGGTTATATCATTAATTGGTATCCCGCTATCATTTAGAGTAGGAGTAATAT